CCGAAAAAAATTTATGTAGTTATAAATTTCTAGATAATGAAAATCATAAATAAAAATCTAAACTGTTGATTCTAGATTTTAATTTATATAAGATTGAAAAAATATAAAAAATTGGTTTCAGGTTTTGTAATTATTTTTTAAATTTCTTTAAGGGCTTTTTTTTTTAAATATTGTTGTTTCTTTTGTTCTGCAATTTTTTCTTTATTAGCTTCATAATGTTGTTTCTTTTGTTCTACAATTTTTTCTTTATTAGCTTCTCTATATTTTTTATTATATTCTTTTATAAGTTCTATGTTAGATGTTTTATATTTTTTTTGTTGTTCTAAAACCTTTTCTTTATTAGCTATTGTCCACTGTTTTTTTAATACTGTAAGTTGTTCTTTATTAGATTCCATATATTCTTTTTTACTTCTATTAGGGTATTTAATATTTAACTTAGCATTCAATAACTCATAATAATGTCGTTCTCTTGTGTGTGCTTCATTTGAATTATTACAGTTGTATTTTTCAATCTCAATCATTGTAAAATTATCCCACCCGCCATTACAGCGTATAGTTTGATATACTTTATAATTATAACTTTTTGCTTTCTCGTTAGTACAACACCTTCTATGTTCGCTTTTACGTCTTACAAAATCAGTAGTTGAACCAACATAAACATCAGTAATATTTAAATCATTGCATACAATTTTATAAATAATTGTTTTTGAATAATCAATTGGTAATCTCGGCATTTAATATTATAATATATTATTTCTTTAAGACCTTTTTAGGTTTCTTTTTAACTCCTGCTCCCTGTTTTAACACATCGACTTTAGCGCCTAGATTGGTAGTAGCATTTGCGATACGCTGTAAAAACGGTAAATTCTCAAATAGAAAGTCAGTATCTTGTTTTACAAAAACTCTATCTGATTCATCCCCAATATTATTCGCATCTAAAATACTAATTATAAAATCTTGACAGTTGTTACTTTTTGCGGAGTAATTAAAAAAATCAGAATCTCCCATTAATTTTTTAGTTTTAATCATAAGTTCATTAATAGTAAGTCCGGTAGGTATATTACTTATAATATCTTCAACTTCCTCATTTGGTCTTGTAGGCGGTGACACATCCATAAATATTACTTCATTCTTCTCTACTATTATTTTCTTTCCTGATACAGTTGTCATCTCTAAAAATAAATGAAATAAATCGTCGTAATCGCTTTCTTTATACCGCTTACCAAACTCACCAAACGAAACAGCAGATAACGCGTTTCTTAATAATGAGGATACAGGCGTACGTTTTAATTTATATGATACTATTTTTTCATTACCGTATTTTTTTAATATGGCACGAACTTTTGGTGGTAAATCATTTCTACCAAATATTACGGCTTTAGCGATTTTTAAATTATTTGGTAAATATCCACCTTTGATTTTAACTTTCGTATAATCATTTTTACACTTAGCAGAACTCATAGCATCTTTATAAGATAAGTTATTCTCTTTTGCAAAAGCCTTTACGTGATTAATCCAATTAGACATTATACTTATTTAGATATTAATTATTATAATAATAAATTAAAAATATAATTAAATTAATGTTAACAACAATATAAAACAATATTAAATATATAGCGCAAGACTGTGTCTTATTTTGTTTTAATACACATAATAAATCACGCTCTAAACTTGTAATACTATCGAATCCAACATTCATCATATAATATAATAGAAAATAATTAGTTTAAGAATATTTAATATCTAAATATATATAATATGAATAAATTTAAAATCGATGAAGATTACGGAAAAGAACAAGAAAGCAAATCTGAGGAATATATCAAAGATTATTTTAAACAATCGACATTAAAAAAGTTATCTAAATTTAATAAATTTGACTTTGAAGGTGATACAGCGTTGTTCGAAGTGAAATCACGAAGAAATAATCACGACGCGTATCCGTCGACGATGATTGGTTATAATAAGATATTAGCTTGTAAAAAATGCGAAATAGATGTTTTCTTTATATTTCAATATTTAGACGGTAATTATTATTATAAATATTCTAAAGATGATTCATTCGAAATAAAGAAAGGTGGTAGATATGATAGAGGAAAAATTGAGAGTAATTATTATTGTTTCATACCTATTGAAAAATTAATTAAAATAGATTTAAATTAAAATATTACATTATTATAATGAATTTATATAATAAAGCAATAAAACTCGGTGCCAGTGATTTTGGCGAATCTAACAAAAGTAATAAACGATTTTTTGTAATTTACGATAATCATTTAATTCATTTTGGTTCTAAAACAGGTTCAACATTCTACGATCACGGAAATAAAAAATTAAAAATTAATTGGTATAAAAGACATTCTCAGATTAAAAACAAACAAGGTGAAACCGTAATTAATAACCCGTATTCAGCGTCATTTTGGAGCGCTAATTTATTGTGGTGATTTACATTAAAAATTTTAAAGGTTTTACGCCATAAGATTGTTTTTTCTTTTCTGCTTTAACTTTACCGCCGCTCATATCAGAACTCATAGTTAATTGTTTAAATTGTCCTATAGGTGGTCTAACACCAGAACCACTGACACCTCTACGAATAAGAGGCTTTAGTCCTTTAAGTGTTTTTAACATACCGCCGCGAAATTTTGGATTTATTTTCATAAAACGTACCATTATATATATATGATAGAAATTTTTATATTATTTATTTCTAATAATTAGTGTAATTACTGAATTAGGATCTAATATTTTGATATCGTTAAATTGCTCATCCTGTAAAGTTATAGATAAATTCTGAAAGATCCCGGGTGATAATTTAACCCATTTTTGAAATGATGGCTCATAATTAATATTAGAACCAAATGAAGCATTAGATATAGCAAATGAATCGAGAATATCAGATGGCATTGTGACAGGATTAGAAACGAGATTACAGCGCAGAACAATAGAATTTACATTAGAACCAAGAGGGGTATAATCTGATACTTTAGAAAAATTAGCAGTTGTTGTCGTTGGATAAGTTCCAATATTATAACCAATTAATTTACCGAAAAAATTATCAAGAACTACAAACTGCGGACATCTTGTAACAGTAGGTAAAGTCCATCCTGGATTCGTCCAACCAGATGGAAGAGTTATAGGAACTAATGAACAAATCAACTGAACTTTATAAGCACTTATATTATAAGATAGATTGACATAATAAACATAATTACCTGAGCTATTAATTAAATAATAATTATTAGTTATGCAAACTTGTTCTATATACGATTGAATTTGCGGAATAGTATAAAAACCATCAGGAATCGTTATATTAAGTGTAGTAGTTGTTGCACCTGTTGGAAATATTAAATTAAATTTTGTATTTTGGTAAAAATAAGAAACATTATACCAAGAATAAGGAATCTGTGCAGCACTAACACTTATCTCAGCGTTATCACCTATTTTAAAACCATTTAAAAATTGGTATTGAAAAATATTATTATTAGCACCAATAACATTTTTTGAATTGAGCACCAGCGTATAGGACATATAATATATATAAGATATTTTTTAAATTAATATAAATTATTTATTTATCCGAATAATTAATTTATATATTAATATATATGACAACAGCACCGCCACCAGAGTTTTACTTTGAATCGATAGACTTCAACCCAGAATTTTTTGAAGATGTTAGTGCAACACTAACTAAAAAAGAATGTGATGAAAGATATTTAATAAAAACAGAACAAGATACAGCTACAGCATTACAAACATTCACAGGAGGTATTAAAACAAATTCAATAGAACCTATTAATGCAACTGATACACTTAATATAGCAACTATTTCATCTACAGCAACAAATGTAATTAATATTGGTAATACGACGACAAATGAACAAACATTAAATTTAAATTCAAAAACAATAAATATGGGTGATACGTCAGTTCCTTCAAGTGTTAATATTTTATCAAGTTCTGTAATCATAGGCACAACAAGTGGTATTATTAAATTTGGTTCATCTGCTGTAACCACTCAAATAACGGCTTCAACTTCATCTTTAAATATTTCTAACGTTGGACCTGCTGATAATGATTTTAATTTATGCCCAGTTCAGAACGCAGGAATTTTATTCATAGGAAATTCAACAGCTCGAACCGGAGCAATAAATATTGCAACTGCAAAAACAACATCATCAGTACAACCAATAAATATTGGTTCTAGTAATGTTAATGCAACAGGACAAACAATAAATATTAATAGACCTTTAACAATTGGTTATACTGCATCGGTTGGACCATCATCATTTTCTCAGATTGGTTATTTTAATCAATCATCAGGATCTTCAACAAGTACATTAACAAGTGGTAATAATGTACTTGTTCATTCTGTTTCTAGTATTCCAGATGGTACATATATTATTATTGGTAATATAACTTGTTTAGGTACTGGATGCACAATTACTTTACAAGAATTCGGGATAACTACAGTAACGCCACCAATACCAACCGGCGCATTAACTTATTATCCTTCTGCATCTGTAAAAACTTCTAATACTTTTATCCCTGCAAATGGTACATATATTGTTAATTTTAATACGGTTTGTAAAATTACAGGTGGAACAATTTTTTTGAGTTCAAATACGACGTATACCGGTGGAGCATTTTCATTACAAGGAAGATTAATTATTACTAGAATAGGTTAAATATATTAAATAAAATATTAAATAATTATTTTATATAATATAATATATGACAGAACAAGCACCACCCGAATATTTACCTTTTAATGGTATTCAATTCAACCCCGCATATTATGAACAGGATATAGATAATAATATTACAGAATATGAAGCGAATAATACATATCTTAAAAAACCAATTAACCAAAATACGGGATTAATTAATTCAGTATTAACTTTAACTAACACAACCACTAAAGAAATGCAATGGACAACACCGGCCGCTGTTATTACAAATTATGTAAATTACGATAATGTTAATAAAAATTTAATATCCAATGTATCAGGAACCCCTTCAACAATCACCGATTTAGTTATTAGTGCTTCTATAGGTTCATCAACGGCTCAAAAGTTCAAATTACCAACATCTACACCATCATTCATTGGTTCATCATTACAGGTTTCATCACTAAGTCCATTACAGACTGAATGGTCAATACCTCAAGCTATCGATCCGTACGTATCATATGATGCAACAGCACAAAAGTTAGAAAATAATACAGCTTTTGGAACCTCTTATATAACAGATTTAATAGTTAGTTCTTCACTAACATCAGGAACATTAAGTTCAACAAATACAACAATTACTGGAACGTTAGGAGTTAGTGGTTTATCATCTTTAAATGGCGGTGTTTCTACAACTACTTTAACATCATCTACTTTAAATGGTTTGACGTCTCAAGGTCTTATTGTAAAAAACGGAACAACAACAAACGCAAGTTTAAATAATCTAGGTGTATTAGACTGTAAATCAATAACAAATTCAGGGACACTAACTTCGACAAATACAACAATTACAGGAACAATAGGTGTTAGTGGCTTATCGTCTTTAAATGGTGGTGTTTCTACAAATTCAATAACAAATTCAGGGACATTAACTTCAACAAATACAACAATTACAGGAACAATAGGTGTTAGTGGTTTATCATCTTTAAATGGCGGTGTTTCTACAACTACTTTAACATCATCTACTTTAAATGGTTTGACGTCTCAAGGTCTTATTGTAAAAAACGGAACAACAACAAACGCAAGTTTAAATAATCTAGGTGTATTAGACTGTAAATCAATAACAAATTCAGGGACATTAACTTCAACAAATACAACAATTACAGGAACAATAGGTGTTTCTGGTTTATCAACATTAACAGGGGGTATAAATACACAAAATAGTGATGTCAATTGTGGAACTGGTTCTATTACTTGTCACACAATAACAGCATCGTCTAATTTAGTTTCTACAGGTGGAATTATTGTATATAATGGTACAAATAATACGGCTACAGTTCAACAAGACGGTCAAATAACCTGTAAAAATTTTTTAATAAGACAACCTGGAACAAATAATTATCCATTATCAATAAGCGGTACAGGTGATGTTTTAGGAAATGGCGCCGATTTTTCAAGGTTACAAACAATTGAATTAAACATATTTAATACATTAAGTGCTGGAGTTTTTGGAACATTACAGGCATCGATTAATAATGCTGGATTATTAACTTGTAAAGGTGTTAATGCTGGTTCTTCAATTATTCAGACATTATCTGGCGTAAATTGTCAATATACAGATATTTCAGGAATAATGTATAGTCGAGGTATTGAAATTCGTAATGCGTTAAATACCGCTTCATTGACAGTAAATACGAATGGTAATTTAAATACACCTGGTAATATAAACTGTGCTCTTATTGATGTGGGTAATACTGTATATTGTAGATATCTTGGAGTTCGTGATGTGGGTAATACATTAGATATCATAAAATTGAATCAAAATGGGACGATTGATTGTAATATCGTGAAATCTACATTTGTCCAGTGTCCATTCTATGAGTCAAATCCTACAGACAGTGGATCTATCGATATTGGAATATTTAATACAACAGGGAATATAAATATTGCTCAAAATAATACCACGGGTAATATTAATATTGGTAATGGTGGATTAATAGGAGTTTCTCAAAAAATAGTTTTTAAACGTCCATTAACGATTCAATATTTGATACCGTCAGATTATACATATATAGGGGGTACTCAAGCTGTAACGAATTTTTCGTTAGCCGTTCCAAATAACACTATTAAAACAATAGGAACTTTAACAAATGTTCCTGGTGGAAATTATATGATCTTTTATAGTGTAGAATATACATTTTTATTATCTACAAAAACATTCACATTACAACAATACGGGATAACATCAACATTAGATTCGTTTTCTACTATTTATGGGAAATGTTATGATTTAGAAACTACAAGTCAAATACGAACGGCAAATGTAGGCGGCAATTCTCGATTTACTAAAACATTCAGTAATCTAATAACTGTAATAGGTACAACGTCTAATATTAGACTCACTGTTGGATTATCTTACAATACTACTGAAAATGTAACCGTGAATGGATCTATTAAATTAATGAGAATTGGATAATAAAATATAATCTAATATATATATATATATATAATGAAGCCTAATAAAAAAGATATTAAAAAAGAAAAGATTATAAATTGGTATGAAAAATTAAAAGACGAATTAGTGCCTCAGACTAAATTAGATAAAAATTTCAATAAACATTACATTCTACCAAATAGTATGATATTAGCAATTGGGGGCACGGGGTCGGGGAAGACGAATAGTTTAATGAGTTTTCTTAGTTTTAAAAATGAAAGTTTCTATAAAATAATATTATATACTGGATCAACAGGAGAAGAGCCGCTATATCAATATTTAAAACAAAAAATACCAGAACTAGAAATATATACAGACATTGAGGAAGTACCATCATTAAATGATTTTGATGATAATGATAAAAATAAAGAAAAATTGATAATTTTTGATGATTTCATTAATTTAACTAAAAAACAAATGGTTAAGATAAATCAATATTTAACTGCTGGTCGGAAGTTTTCGTTTACCGTTTTTTTGCTTGCACAAAATTACACATCAGTTGGAAAAATAATCACAAGAAATATTAATTACTTTATTATATTTAAATTGAATGATAATGTAAGCATAAACAATATTATAAAAAATCATAATATAGACAACGTCGATAATGATAAATTTAAAAAAGCATATTTGGATTCAACCAAAGAAAAATTAAATTTCTTCTTGTTAGATTTAAAAGGTGATAAAAAGACAAGATTACGTCATAATTTCACCGAATTTATTGATATTTAATAAGACATTTAAAGATATAATAAGATAATGTATTATAAATGCCCAGTAAAAATATTGATTATAGTAGAACAATAATATATAAATTTGTTTGTAATAATTTAAATGTAAATGATATTTATGTTGGATCAACTACTAATTTTACTAAACGAAAAAATTGTCATAAAGCAAGATGTAATTGTGAAAAATCAAAACACTACAATATTAAATTATATCAAATGATTAGATTAAATGGAGGCTGGTATAATTGGTCAATGATTGAAATAGAAAAGTACCCGTGCAATGATGCGAATGAAGCAAAAAAAAGAGAAAGACATTATTATGAAATATTAAATGCTACATTAAATATGATTTGTCCTATTAGAACAAATGAAGAAATTATAGAATCTACGAAACAATATCAAACTATATATACGAATCTAAATAAGGAAACAAAAAAAGAATATGATAAAGAATACGCTAAATTAAATAAAGACAAAATTAAACAATATCAAAAACAGTATAGACAAAATAATAAATTAAAAAGAGAATCTAAAAAACTAGCGATAGAGTAGCTGATATAATATAAATTCATTGTCTTTTGTATTAGATCCAAATAAATTACAAAACGTATTAAATGCGGTTAGTTTATCTTGTTTATTATACATAAATTTAATGAACGCCACACAATAAAAACCACAACTAGTAGAATCAATATCTTGAATTTGTTTTTTATTATATTCATATTTATGTAATATATCTTCAATATTTTCAGGAGCCAAAAAACCGAAAGAATCGTAATAAAATGAGAACCCGTCATTTATTTTATATATTGCTGTCCAATGTGTGCCTGACCCTTTATCGCTATCTTGTAGATTAATTATATAAAAACCGTCTTTCAGGGGTTTAATTATTTTGTCTTTTGGATATACACCGTTAAAGTTTTTTATATTCTCTTTTTTAATTATATCTATTAATTCAGTATTTGAAGTTATATTTTTATTCATATTATTATACAATAGATAATAATATTAATAATTGGTTTTTATAAAATGATAAACATTAATAAATTTTAATAAATATATATAGCGTTCTTTCTTTAAATGTTATTAATAACATTATCAATAGCCCGCTGGAAGCAGACTTCCACCAGATGGAATTTTACGAGGTCGTCCTCTTTTCTTCTTTTCAACGCCAGCACCAGCTATCGTTTTAAGTCCTCTTTCAATCAAGGCATTCGCAACACGTTTACCTAATTTGTGTTCTTTTGCAAATCCAATAAGTTTTTTTCCAATTTTTGCTCTTTTAACTTTACCAACAAAATCTTTAAATCCTTCTCCTTCAATTTCAACACCACAGTTATTACAACACATTCCACCAGTGTATACACCCTCACCGTCCAGGGTCTTTTGTTGATATGGGTCAAGTTGAATAGTTAATCCAGAACCAACTTTTGATTTTCTTTCAAACTTTTTAGCTTGTTCAGGTGATAATTTAATTTCATCGCCTTCACCTTTTTTAATAATTACTTTATCACCTTTACGTAATTTTCGTTTTTGAGTAGCGGATAATTTATGAACTTTAACAGGAACATACATTTTTATATAATATTAATTAGATATTATTTTTTAAAATATAATTTTAAAGTATCTTTATAATATTTACGCGCGCTTGAAATAGATATAGCCCCAACATTAGCCAATTTAAAAACAACATCATATAACTCTTTTTTTAATTCTTCATTATCATTACCGGCTACGATTTCACCTTCAACTAGTGTCAATCTATCTTTTAAAGTTTTAATTGTTTTAGTATTATCAATATTATACTTTTTAGTTAATCCTGCTTTTTTTATCAATACATTGAATAATATAAAGTCTTTTTCAGATAATGCATCTATATCTTTTTTATTAACTTCTTCATCATTACACATTGATAGGATTATATTAACGAATTTATCTCCGACTTGTGAATTTGGTATGCCTTGAACATTGATGCCATTTTTATCTTTAACACTTAAAATATTATTATGATATAATTTATTCAATAGTATTATTAATTTCCCAAACTCGCATTTATTAGGTACATCTTTAATACTTGCACCTTTTTGAACTACTAATTGTTTTTTAGGTTTTTTGAGTTTTTTGGATTTTTTAAAACCCGAACCTTCTTTATAACTATTGAAAAAATTAATAAAATCTGTTACTGAAATAATAAGTTTATCACCACCAATCATATATCTAATAACTTTAAAATCACTGTTAGTGTCTGATAATCCCAATGATTTTATTTGTGTGTTAAGTTTACCATTGAATGCCGGACCCTTTCCAATATCTACATAGGTTATATTATCATTCGAATATTTAACTATCTTGCTCGGGTCACCCTTTTTCTTTTCTGGATCTTCTAATTTAAAATATAAGTTATTATTATTAGCTGTATTTTCAAAGCGTAATACATCCCCATCTTTACTTATTTTAATATCTTGTAATATTCGCGCACTTATTGGTGGTGGTGGTGGTGGTATTGCTCGTGCTTCTACTTCAGGTAAATCGACAGCCATTGCTGCTGTATCGCCGTATATATCATCGAGTGCCTCTTCTGATAAATCAACCGCTTTTGTTTCTTCATTTGATTCTTCGTTTGTTTCTTCTTCTTTTTCTCCTTTTGATTCCAATTTTGTTTTTCCTTTTATTAATCTTGGCGCTTCTGAATCAAGATAAGCATTAATTAAAGCTATATAATCTTCAACTTCTAAATTTTGATTTCCTGCTCCATAAACCTCATTAAAATATTTTTTAAATCCTGCAAATGTTTTATTTAATAAAAACTGGTTATCATTATTAAAAGATTTTACAATATTTTCTATTTTCCATTCTGATTTTATAATGGTTTTCAAATTCTTTTTAAATTCGTTAGTGTTATATAATCCAGCTCTTGTTAAGTCTTCTTCTATTAATGCAACATCTGCTAATCTTTTTAAAAAATCAGATTCAGATTCTCCCTCGGCTTGTTCGACATTTATTTGTCCTTCATTCATTATACGTAATGTTTTGGCATAATCTGCTAGTTTCTTTTTATTGTTTTGTTCAATTGTGTATAATACATTTTCATTTTTTATTTTATTTTCTTCATTTTCTTCAAGTTCTTTTTTTAATTCATTAATTTTAGTTTGAATATTAGGTAGTCTAATATTTACCTCAATAATGGCATCTTCTGATAGTCTTATTCTTTCTAAATTTTTTTCAATTCTTCTATCTAAATCTTCAATATCCTTCAAATCTGTATTTTCTTGCATATATAAATCCAATCGTGTAGCCGTTAATTCATTAATTCTTTTTTTTGATTCATCTATTATTCTATATTGATCGTTTAACCCCTGTTCTTGATCCTTATAATTAATAATCGCATTATCTAATTCTTCATTTATTTCTATTATATCATCATAATTTAATATAGGTTGTAAATCACCTTTTTTTGTTAAAACATCAATTAAATCATCATCAATTATTTCTAAGGTTGGTAAAGCTTCTGGTATTAAAAATTTATAGAATTGTTTTTTACCATCCTCACCTTTTCTTTCATACATATTTCTGAATTGTTGTTTATAATCGTCAATCATTTGTTGAGTAACGGGGCTAATCGCTTTCTTTTGTGGTTTAAATTTTTGTGGCAGTGCTTTGAGATTTTGTTTTTGTATTTCAATATTTAATAACATTTCTCGATCCATTTCGCTTTTATAGAAACTATCTGACATTATATATTATACAATAGATATTAATATTTTAATAAAAAGTAATAATATATAATAAATTAATAATGTTATTTTGCCGCGTATAAAAACATATAGAATATTTATAGATTTTTTATATAAAAATAATCTAAAAATATTATCTAAATATAATTATATGAACAGTGATAACTATGATTTTGAAAAAAGCTCAATTCCTCAGGATTTGGACGGATACACGCCATTTATTGATAAACAAGCTAACAACTATATTAATGACCAAAATAGTGGAGTATATTCTGGTTCTCAGTCTCTTGTACAATTTGATCTTTCCAGTTTATACAATTCTTCTCGTTTTACCAACACTAACGATATGTTTCTAGCAATTCCAATTACAATGGTTTTTGCACTTTCCGACGCTGCTGCAGCAATAAAAGCACCACCGACAGGTGGATGGGCATTACAGACTTTAAAATCGGGTTATCACAACCTCATTCACCAAGCAGATATCGTTCTTGATGGAAAAACGATTAGTGATACCCAGCCCTTCCTTGGGACGTTCACTCATATAAAATTGCTTTCCGAACTCAGCCAAAATGACCTAAAATCGATTGGTACAGCTATTGGTTTTTCTGAAGTTTTAGATACTGCATCGACTGTTGTTTATAATGGTGCAACAGCTACGCTTAATGGTAATGGACTTTGTAATAATAATGCATTCGGACATTCAACACAACCTGCATTAACAGTAGCAGGAGGGGCTGGTGCTCAGAATGTAGCAGTTTGTAATGAAGCTATTAATAAACGAGCATTAAAGGTAGTAGATACAACAACTAAAGCTGGTTACAATACTATTTTTAGTGCTACGGGTCTTGTAAATCCTACAACACTTTCTGGTAATGATTTCAAATCTACTTATCAAGTATTAACAGGTAGTGGTAATAATTACGGTGTAATTTATGATGTAGCGATTATTCGGTTGAAAGATATTTTCGATTGTATGAACAATATTGGATTAGTTAAGAAATTTTCAGGAGTGCTCCGCCTGTACGTGAACACGGGCAGTTTATCCTTAACGTGTGTAGCAGATGCTGCTGTTCCACAATATAGTTTTTCAGTTGCTAATAGCACGTTTTCAAATATGTGTCCGTTCACTATCAATAATTTAGGTGTTGCTGCTAATGCTGGTGGTATTACTGCTGCTACTACAAGAATAAATGCAGGTTTATTTATTGGTAATCCTGTTTCAACAAATTTAAGTGGTGGTGTTAATTTAGCTGCTTCTGGTGCTACTCATCCAATGAAGGCGTGTAGATTATATTACTCGAGTATTGTTCTTGAACCTGAGAAAGCTTTAACTTATTCAAGAGCAAATCAAGCTAAGAACGTTGTATTTAAAAATTACTATTTTAATCAAATTAATAATGTCGGTGGAGGAACTACTTATTCACAACTTATACAAAGTGGAATAACTAATCCTTATGCGCTAATTGTGATTCCTTATATTAGCTCAGCGGCTGGAACTGGTGTCGGATATCAGTGGCAAAGTCCATTCGATACATCAACAGGTTCGCCTTGTACTATTGAAAATCTTCAGGTACAATTAGGAGGTCAACAAATTCTAAGTTCCCCATATAACTATGGTTTTGAAACTTTCTTAACTCAGTTTTCTAACTGCGAGTCTCTTACTTCGTCAGATTTTGGCGTTTCGTGTGGTGTTGTTTCCAAAGAGTGGTGGGAGATGAACAGAATCTACTATGTTAATCTTTCTCGTTCTACTAAAGCTGATCAGATTACACCAAGAAACGTTGTACTTTCATTTAAAAATAATTCGATTGTTGCTATTGATGTTCAGGTATTCACTGTTTATTTAGATCGCATTGTTCTTAATGTTGATACTGGCGCTGTTACTCGTTAAATTAAAAATATTTTATATATATATATCATATATTATTATCTAATAATATTATATGATAACTTTGACTGAGACTTTTTACGTTTGTTTAATTACTACATTAGCGGGTTTAATATTAAAGCTTGCGTCTTTAGCTTATAAAAGTAAATGTAAACAATGTAGTTGTTTTGGTATTTCAATATTGCGCGACGTTGTTATTGAAGAACAACTTGACGAAAAAGAATTAAATAAATCTAAATCAACCGATCAAATATAAACGCATTTAAGGATAAAATAATTTAAATAAAACATTTAAGAATATATTTTCTATAGTATTATAATGAGCATTAATAACGAAGTTAGAATATGTCGTATATGTGGTATTGGATCCGATGTTAATAGATTTTCTTATTCTTCTTCTGGTAAAATACAGGGGCGTAGATGTCTTAAGTGTTGTTCGAGGATAAATAATGAAAAGTTGAAAAACAAAGAAGGCGGTAATTATTACGCTGAATATTATATAAAAAATAAGGAAGAATTCGCTATTAGAGATAGGGCTAGATATTTAAGAAATAAAGCTTTAAAAAATCAAGTTTTATTCGAATTTGAAAATTTAAATATTAGCGAATCAAATGAAAATATAAATAGTGACGAAATTAATGTTTAAGTCTTTAAGCCCTAAACGCATAAAATATTTTAAATTAATACTTAAGAATATATTTATTATCTATATTAATATATAATAAAAATGTCAAGTATAAATACTTTAAAAAGATCTAAATTACTTAATAAACTAGAGAGTCTATATACCGATCATCCATCGTTTGAAACGGTTAAAGGGCTATACTTAAATAATACTTTAAAGACGATAGCGTCAGTTAAAAAATCATTAAATGCTATTAAGGTAAAGAAAAATGGCGAGCTTTATAAAACATCTATTAAAAAATTTAAACAACTTGAAGAGCGATTAATAGAAACTAAAGCAACTAAAAAAATATCACAAAAAGAAATAACCATTACTGATCAGTCTCTATTATCAGGCAAATATGATTGGTGGATTCATCATAAACAAATTAATAAAATGATGATTAAAGAACCAACGGCTTTTATTACTCATTCAGTATATTTTTATGAAAACAATAAACTAGTCGAAAATGGCAATGGCGATAATCATATTAAATTTAATTTCCCTAATATATTATCAATTGAAGATATTAGAAGAAAAATTCAACATAGGTTATATCCCAATGGGTCGGACGGTGATTGGTTAGTAAGAGAATTTATTTTTGATGGTGATTCTCAGAGTCTTGCTGGGTCAGAATCACCCAATTATGGTTCACGTAAAGTTATTATTACAACTACCGCATATCATAAAATATCAAATACTGATACACAAATTAGATTAACTCAAAACTTTAAAAATAACGATACTGGCGATTGCGTTTATAAAGGATTATTACAATTTTTTGAACCGTATACATTATCTGAAAAGTATTCTAAAGGAAAAAATATTTATAATAAATTAATTAAAAATGAAAATAAATATAGTAAAGCATATAAGCTTGAAGAATTAGATATTTTAGCAAAAGATATTAATTGTTCGTTCACCATCAAAGATTTAATAAATAGTAATGCACAAAATATAGTTATTAATAAAAATTTCAGTAATTATTATAATGTTGAGTTTATTAATACTAAATATAATCACCTCGATGTTAACTTGTGTTTTTCAGAGGCTGAAGAAGTATCAAAAGA